AGTATGATTATCAGTTATGGATTGATAATGATATTGTTTTTGACACTAACAAGTTCTGGCAACTTTGTGATTTAGCTCTTCCTGCTGAAGGAGATGAGCGGGAGATTACTGCTGGATGGTATGCAACGGAAGATGGTCACACAACTTCTGTCGCACACTGGTTAGAAGAGGATGATTTCCGTAAGAATGGTGGAGTAATGAATCACGAAACCGTTGAAACGATGTCAAAACGTAAGAAACCATTCACGGTAGATTACACTGGATTTGGATGGGTATTGATCAAGAAGGGTGTATTTGAGAATCTTGAATACCCTTGGTTTGCTCCGAAGATGCAAGTCTTTGAATCTGGCAGTGTGCAAGATATGTGTGGTGAGGATGTCTCATTCTGTCTTGATGCAAAGGATGCAGGTTTTGAGATCTGGTGCGATCCTCGGATTCGTGTTGGACATGAAAAAACTCGTATTATCTAATGAGTAAGTTTAACGTACTTTATGAAGGACGTATAATTTATAAGAACCTTACTCATGAAGAATGTTGTGAGGTTCTTCAAGACTTCTCCGAACGTTTTTTCTCGGGTGAAGATGTTGATCCTAATTTAATTGAAATGGAGGAAATCTAATGGCTAAAGGTGGAAACAACAAGACTATTTTTGAACCTGGTGCACCAAAGAAGACTCGTCAAGGTCGCTCGGCAAGAACTCTTTTGAGTGCAACCTCTCGTAATGGAAAGAAAAAACGTTATCGTGGTCAAGGTAAATAGTAGAAGGATTCTAAATCAATAATGGCTGCTCTTATCTGCAACTTGCCATCGGTAGAAATATGGGTGCGTAAAGAATATCTAACAGATCATCAGAGTGGTCATGGAGAATTTGTAAAAGGCGTTTGGGTGTCGTGTAAATCGATGCCTGGACGTGCTTTTTATTTTGAGACATACTTACCAGAGTATGCTGCAATGTACGATAAACTACCCATCAGTGCCTTTGTAGCACGTCCTGAAACCCCTTCACCTGATATGAACCTACCCAACCTACAATTCTGGAATTGTATGGACTATGGAGTTGTATCAATTCGCAAACAATTCATTGGAAGTATGGACTTTGAGTGCTATACTCGTGATCATGGCATTCAAAAAGGCACTTATATCTGTACGATAGACAACTATCATCAAGATCCAGACGTAATTGACTATGCAACAAGTGAAAATCCTGCTGAACATAAGTCGCATAACCTGATTGAGTTGAATAATGGGCAGTATGCACTCTATCCAAACAATAGATTACGTATTTTTGACAACAGTTTGACCCCTATTGACCCCAAACAACCCGATTTTAAAGTCTCTACACAGTATTATTCGGTTGAAAATGGATTTGAACGTCTTGGAATGGGTCGTGAAGATGAATATTTTTGGAAAACTGCTAAAGAAAGGGATAGCAACCCCTTAAAAAGTTCTGATTTCAACGAATCAGGAGTAAAAAATGGAGAAAAAGATGCTTCGGGAGATCGCTAATGACGATCTAACGCCTAAAAAACATGATTTTATCCATCAGAAAGAAATTCATGAGAAAATTCGTAATGATGAAGACTATGATGATTGGGAATATGGTACTGAACCTATTCCACTGACCGAATTTTAGTTAAAAATTACCCCTAAATAAGATAGATTTCTTATTATCAATGCCTTTAGAGCGAGTAAGCCAGGGTTTTAGGGACATTAGTATGTCATTTCAGGCAAATCCCCTGAATGATGATTTAATTGCGCTCAAAAACGAAACGGCAATTGCTCGCTCTATTCGTAATATTGTTTTTACTTTTCCTGGAGAGAAGTTTTTTGACCCAGATTTTGGATCAAATGTAACTCGCTCTCTGTTTGAAAATGTTGATGAAATATCTGCGATTACAATTCGTGATGAAATTGAAACTTCTATTCGTAATTATGAACCTAGAGTTGATTTGATCAGTGTGGATACATATCCAGACTATGATAATAATGGTTTTGATGTAACAATCACATACAGAATCGTTGGACTGGATGTTCCTGCCCAACAATTAGAATTTGTCTTGCTACCGACACGATAAATGCCTCTTCAAAATTTCACTGGTCTAGATTTTGACCAGATAAAACAGACACTTAGAGATTATCTAAAGTCCAATTCTAACTTTACGGATTATGACTTCGATGGGTCAAATCTGTCAACGATTCTTGATGTCCTAGCATATAACACTTATATTACCTCATACAATGCAAACATGGTTGCAAATGAGGTATTCATTGATAGTGCAACGTTAAGAGAGAATGTTGTTGCACTTGCAAGAAATATTGGATATTTACCAAGATCAAAAAAGTCATCTCGTGTTGCAGTAAACTTTTTTGTTGACACATCAAACATTTCACCAACACCATCAACTCTTGTACTGAAGAAAGGTCCTGTTGTTGCCACAGGTAATCAGTTCGCAGGTCAATCTTATGTCTTTGGGATTACTCAAGATAAATCAGTTTCAGTTATTGATGGAATTGCCTCATTTGATGAACTTGAGGTTTATCAAGGAACAGTTGTAGATCAATCGTTTGAATACTCTTCAAGAAATCCATTCCAAAAATTTATTTTATCAAATCCTGGAATTGATTTAGATACTCTTCAGGTTAGTGTTAAACCAAGTAATCTGTCTACAGTATCAGTAAAGTATATAAGACAAGATGATTTGTTCAATCAGACCACAGGATCTACAGTATCTGGAAATTCAACAATTTACTTTATTAATGAAGTAGAAGGAGAGCAATACGAATTAGTCTTTGGTGATGGAATTTTTGGTAAAGCACTGGAAGATGGAAACGTAATTGAAGTCTCCTATATTGTCACTGATGGAGATTCTGCAAATGGTATTAGTAACTTTACCTTCAGTGGAAGATTAACGTATACAAGAAACTCCGTTGAGTATACAGTAACAAGTGGTATTTCTCTTGTTAGTGCAGTTACATCATCCACCGGTGGAGAACAAATTGAAAGTGTAGATTCTATTAAGAAGTATGCTCCACAAATTTATTCTACACAGAACAGAGCACTAACCGCAAATGACTATGAAATTTTGATTCCGAGTAAGATTTATCCCGAAGCAGAATCCATCTCAGTATTTGGTGGAGAAGAATTAATTCCACCACAATATGGAAAGGTCTTCATTAGTATTAAACCAAGAACAGGAGACTTCGTACCAAACTCTATTAAAGAAAATATAAAAAGAGATCTAAAGAAATACGCTGTTGCTGGTATTGTTCCTGAAATTTTAGATCTTAAGTATTTGTATGTTGAAGTTAATAGTAAAGTTTATTATAACACAAATCTAGCACCAAATGCAGCATTCGTATCAAGTTTAGTTCAGTCAAATATCAATAAGTATGCAGAATCATCTGAATTAAATAGATATGGTGCAAGATTTAAGTATAGCAAACTTCTGAAGACAATTGACCAGAGTCATCAATCTGTCACTTCTAATATAACTACGGTTCAAATGAGAAGAGATTTAAGATTGGTTCTTGATTCATTTGCAGAGTATGCAATTGATTTTGGAAATGAAATACATATTTCATCTATGAATGGATATAACATTAAATCAAGTGCATTTAAAGTAATTGATATATCAGATGAAGTTTATTTGTTTGATATTCCAGATTCTGACAAAAAGACTGGAACTATTTCATTCTTCTCTCTTCCAGCACCAGGATCAACTACACCTGTTGTAAGACGAAGAAATGTTGGAAGAATAGATTATAAAAAAGGTCGCATCACTCTTAATCCAGTAAATATCGTTTCTGGAAAAACTAAAGATAATCAACAAATTTTGGAGATATCTGGAGTTCCAAGTTCAAATGATGTAATCGGTTTACAGGATTTGTATTTGCAACTAGATAGAAGTGATGTAGAAATGATCGTTGATGAAATTAGTTCTGGATTAGATCCTTCGGGTTCAAATTATACAGTTAGTTCAAGCTATTATAACGGAAGCATTGTTAGATAAAAGAAATGACAGAAAAGAGAGTTCAATTTAACAAGATTGTAAGAAATCAATTACCTTCTTACGTACAAGAGGAATTTCCACTTATTGGGGAATTCTTAACTTCATACTATCAAGGACAAGAGTATCAGGGTGCTCCAGCAGACCTGATTCAAAATATTGATTCTTACATTAAATTGGATTCTTGTGGTAAGATCATAAAGTCTACCACTCTCACAAGTGATATAGATTTTTTTGATACTACCATTAGTGTTGAAAATACGGAAGGATTTCCAGAAAATTATGGATTAATAAAAATTGATGATGAAATAATCACATATGCTAGTAAAACTGACATATCTTTTGTTGGGTGTGTAAGAGGTTTTAGTGGAATTACCTCATTCACAAACCCAAATAATCCAGAAGATTTGGTTTTTTCAACTTCTACAGCGGAAGAACATACAAATGAGACTGTAGTAGAAAATTTAAGTGTCTTATTTTTAGAGGAATTTCTCAAAAAAATCAAAAATCAGGTTTTACCTGGATTCCAAAGCAGAGATCTTGCTAAAGATTTAAATCAAACCCAGTTTATTAGGCAATCAAAGGACTTTTACTCAACAAGAGGAACAGATGAGTCCTTTAAAATATTGTTCAAGTCTCTTTATAATGAAGATGTAAGCATCATTAGACCTAGGGATTATGTAATTTCACCTTCAAATGCTAATTATAAGAAAACTAGAGACCTTATTGTAGAGGTTGTCTCTGGAAATCCAGAAGAATTGCTTAATAAGACACTATTTCAAGATCAATTTGAAAATATTTCTAAAGCATATGCTCCAGTTTCAAATGTAGAGAAGATTTCTGTTGGAATTTTAACAGATTTATATTACAAAGTCAGTATTGATGGGTCATTTACTCAAAATGACGGTTCATCAGAACTTCTTTATGGAAAATTATCAATTCATCCCAAAACAAAACTAATTGGCAACATTGGTGCAGGTAAAACTTTCTTTGATGTTGACTCAACAGTCGGATTTCCAAAGCAAGGAACGGTTGCATTTACCTATTCTGATGGTACAACTGGAGTAGCGACTTATTCGGATAAGACAATTAACCAATTCTTGGGTATATCAACCGATGCAATAACTGCTACAGTGCTTGATGGGGCAGAAATTGATCAAAATACCTATGCATATGCCGCAGGTGCAGGAACAACTGATGGTATTAGAGTAAAAATTAGGTCAGTTTTAAATAATTTACAAACAGCAACCGATAGTCGTTATCAACAAATCGGTTCAAAAGTAAAAATTAAGAATTTAGGTAGAATTGGTAGTGGGAAAAAAGCAAATAATTGGTTATTTAATACTGCTCAAAGTTATAACGTAGAATCATTAACTCTTGTTGACTCCACAAACAATACATACCGATTAGTTACTAAAGATACTAACATTTTAAGGATCGGTGATGGTCTTGCTTTAACAAATAATAACGATCAAGTTCTAGAAAATACTTTTATTGTATTTGATGTCTTTGATGAGCAAACATGCTTGATTAGAGGTCTTGGAATTTCCTCACCATCAAGCATTGTAAAGGTAAAAAGAACAATTACTAAGATTGATTCTAATATTCATAATAATCTGAATCAGATTACTGCAAATATTCAAAATGTCTACCTAGATTCCGATAAAATTTTAGTAGCATCGGCATCTTTACCATCATACGGTGAACCACTCTCACAAACAGGTATAAAATTTGGACCAAAAACTCAAAAAATAGTTTTTTCTGGAATTTTTAATAAAAATCAAGACACTGTAACTTTTACTAATGTAGTTGACCACAATTTTTTCACTGGAGATGCGATTTATTACACACCAGAGAAAGGATCTGTAACCACAGTCACTTCAGAAGGCAATTCTGTATTTCAAGAGTATGTAATCAGTTCTATTTTTGCTGAAGGTCTGTATTTTGTAAAGAGAATTGACGGAAAATCAATAAAATTAGCAAAAAGTAGATCAAATATCTACAATAATATTTTTGTTACTGTAGATACTGATGGTAATGATACAAAAACCATTCAAAACAACATTATTGAAAAGTATGAATTTAAAGGAAAGATAATAGAGCCCCAAAAACTCTTGAGAGAAATATCTCTACCAGTTAATGATGGTAAGAGTTATGAAACTACTGTTGGTTATAATGGAATCTTGATAAATGGCGTAGAAATTTTAAATTACAAGTCAAGAGACATTGTTTATTATGGAAAATTAAACTCTATTGATGTTGTTTCTGGTGGAAAAAATTATGATGTAATTTCTCCCCCAATTTTAAGCATTACTGATAGTGTTGGTACTGGTGCAACTGGTTATTGCTCGGTCAAGGGTTCTTTTAGTGAAATTAGAGTTTTAAATTCTGGATTTGACTATGTTGAAGTTCCAACTATCAAAATAATAGGTGGAAATGGTCAAGGTGCAAAAGCAGATGCAAAGTTAATCACAATTCCACATGAAGTAACGTTTAATTCTTCCGGAATTGGAACTGCTGTTGGTATTGGATCTGACGATTCTTCTATTGGATTCTCCACCTATCACAAATTTAGAAATACTGAAAGAATAGTATATAAAACTTTTGGTAGGAAGGCACTTGTTGGTCTTGATACTGGTGCGGTTTACTATGTTTCAGTAAAAGATGATTATAGAGTAAAACTTCACAAAAATTTGAATGATGCTGTTTCTGGAATTAATACAGTAACCTTTACGGATTATGGCGATGGAATTCATTCATTAAATTCTCTAAATGGAAAAGCAGTTTTAAACTCAATCAATATTATTGATCCAGGAACTGGGTATGAAAATAAGAGAAGAACTTGTGGAGTTGCTGGAATTAACACAGCATTAAATACGATTAATATTATTGATCACGGATACAAAACTGGAGAAATATTAAAATATTCTGTTGATGGAACAACTATTTCAGGTTTGTCAACTTTATCAGAATACTATGTCACTGTAGTAGACAAAGACTCATTCAAATTATCCGTAGTTGGTGTTGGTACTACAAATAAAGATTTCTATTTTAGAACTGGTCAATTTGAGAATTTAACTTCTTCTGGATCTGGCACACATAATTTTAATTACCAAGATATTGTTGTAGAGGTTATTGGAAAAGTAGGTCTCTCTTCAATTGGACAAAATACATTTAAAGCATCTGCACAACCGATCGTTAGAGGAGAAATCACATCGGTCTATCTGTCGGATAATGGGGTTGGTTATGGTGCTTCTGAAGTTTTAAACTTTGAAAGACTCCCTTCAGTTTCTTTATACACAGGTAGAGGTGCTGAATTAATTCCTGTTATTTCACAAGGAAAGATTGTAAGTGTTGCTATTAATAATGGAGGAAATAATTATAATACTCCACCTGAATTAACAATTTCCGGAATTGGAACTGGTGCTAGATTAACTCCAGAAATAACAAATGGAAGTATAACTTCTATTAAGATTAATAATAGTGGTGTTGGATATGGTGTTTCTACTACTTTTATTGCAGTAACTCCTGCAGGAACTGGAGCAGAGTTTAAACCAACTATACAAACTTGGAGAGTAAATGAATTTAGAAAAAATTATTCTAATTTGACAGATGATGACACTTTTATTTCAAAACCAACTAATATTGATTTTGGACTTCAAGCATCTAATGTATACGCACCAAGAACGTTTAGAAGAGTTCTCTACTCTACAGATGGAGATGGAAACACTCTTTATGGTAAAAAAGATCTAACTCTTGTAAACGGTCAGGAAACCAATAATATAGATCACTCACCTATTATTGGATGGTCTTATGATGGATATCCAATCTATGGTCCATATGGATATAATACTAAAACTGGTGGAACTGTAACACAGTTAAAATCTGGATATTCTCTGGAATTAAAGTCGGATAGACCACCAACTTCCATCTTCCCACCAGAATTTTTTGTTGAAGACTTTACTTGGAGAAACTCTTCAGATGAGTCAGTTCTTGACGAAAATAATGGAAGATTCTGTGTAACTCCAGAATTTCCAAAAGGAATTTATGCATATTTTGCTACTTTTGACTCTGCCCCGTCATCCGATGGAGTATTTAAAAATTACAAGAAACCAGCATTCCCATATTTGATTGGAAATTCTTTCCATTCAAAACCAAATGAATTTAATACAAAGAAAAGTTCAAATCAAAATGAATATGATTTGAATGGTACTAATTGGGTTAGAAACACATATCCCTATGCATTGAATAAAAACTACAGCGGGTATGATTATGTCAACCAATCATATAAGTATGTAACTCAAGATTCCATAATTAAGTTTGCAGAGAAAGGTTCTGTAGATTCAATTGGAATACTTACTGGAGGAACAAAATACCAGGTTAATGATGCATTGGTATTCAAAGGTGATTTGGCAGGCAATATACCCGCTGTAGCAAGGGTCTCACGTGTCTCTGGAGTTGGTGTTGGAACAATCAGTGTTGCGAATACAAAACTGGAAGGAGTTGAGTTTTATCCAGCAAGTGGTAATGGAGATTTCATTGGAGTAAATAGTTCACCACATACCCTTAAATTTAATGATGTTGTAGTCTTTTCTGGTCTATCAACAACTTCATCATTGCTTGCAGGATCATATAATGTCGGAGTAACAACAAACATATTAAGTCTGTCCTCTGCGGTTTCTAATTCCAACGTAACTGGAATTGTTACATATTTTTCTGTAACTGGAGATTTAACATTCCCAAGATTATCAGAAAACGATATTCTTTTGATTGGTGCTGAAAAAGTAAAAGTCTTAAATGTTGATAGGATAAGTTCTAGAATTAGAGTTGTGAGAGCTGTTGATAATACAGTATCATCTGCACATACCGCAACAACAACACTATTAGAATTACCTAGAAGATTTACTGTAAATGTTGGTTATAAAACAGCATTTGACAATAAAGTAAACAAAGAATATTATTTCAATCCTTCAGAATCAGTTGCTTTGGGTAGTGACTCTGGTGTTGGTGCTGGAATTACACTGTCATTTGCAAATCCTGGAGCAGGTATAACTCAAATATTTGCACCGACCAGATCAATCTACCTACCAAATCATGGATTGAAGACTGGTGATGAATTATCATATCGTATTTTTGATGGAAATACTATTGGAGTAGCAACTGTTGGTGGTGGATCAACGCATGGTCTCACAAATCACTCAACATTGTATGTTGCGAAGTTGAATGAGGATCTTATAGGACTTTCAACAGTTCGTGTTGGTTTAGGAACCACAGGAACTTTTGTTGGAATTGCATCCACAACTTCTCATCAAGGACTCTTGTATTTTGTTGGTTTAGGAACTGGTTCATATCATAGTTTTAAAGTTTCATATCCAGGAGTTATTACTGGATCAGTAGAAAAAAATCTTGTAACAGTATCTGCTGCAGGAACTCATGGATTATTGAGAAATGATAGTGTTGTAGTTAGTGTAAATCCATCAATTTCAACTTCAGTAACGTTTAAATACAATTTACCAAACAGAAAATTAGTTTCTACTGGTCTTGATTTTGTTGCTGCAGGTGTTGGAACTACATCAAATACAATTTCTCTGAATAACCACAAATTAACAACTGGACAAAAAGTAATTCACACATCATCTTCCCCAGCATCTGGATTGGAAAATGATAAAGAATATTTTGTTTATGTTGTAGATAAAGATAATATTAAATTAACTGATACTAAGTATGAAACACAGAAGTCTATCCCAACTTTTGTTAATATATCAACTCAAGCATCAGGAACTATTTCTCCAGTAAACCCACCATTATCTTTCTACAGAAATTCTACAGTTTCATTTAATCTGGGAGATTCCTCACTTTCATATACTCAAAGCAGCACACAATATTCTGGTTTCTATCTTGAATTTTACACTGATTCTAAGTTTACTCAAAAATATGAAACTAGTGGCGTAGAGACAAAATTTGATGTTTCTCAAAGTGGCACTGTTGGAGTAACTTCAATTGCTAAAGTTACTTTAAATGTTAATCAAAATACTCCCGATATTCTCTATTATAAACTTATTCCAATCAATTCAAAGGAAAACTTAACTGGAAACAAAGAAATAGTCGTTGATGATAGTGTCCATCTTAATAATCAAATTTTAATAAAGAATAGTGACTATAGTGGAGAATTTACTATCTCAGACTATACTCCAAATACATTTTCTTATAATTTGAGAAGATATCCAGAAGCATCTTCATATACATCATCTCAGTCAGAAATCAGTTATACGACTGATTCTTCAAATGCATTTGGTCCTATCTCTTCCGTAAAAATAAAGGATAAAGGAAAAGGTTATACTAAACTACCTGGCATTTCCACAGTAGTTTCTGACTATGGAACTGGTGCAATTTTAGAAGCATCTAGTAAGACAATTGGTAAAATAAGAACTACTAAAATTGAGAATATTGGATTTGATTACCCTTCAGACTTCACATTGAAACCGAGTACATCAGTTCCTCAAGTATTAAAAGTAGAACCTTTAACTTCATTTGATTATATTGGAGTTACTTCTTTTGGAACAGGATATACTGTGGCACCAAAATTGGTTGTTCTTGATGGAAGAACAAAAGATGTAATTGATGATGTTGATTTAAAATATGTTATTGGTAAAGATAGAGTTGAGATTATTCAAAATACTCTTAAATTATCTGACACCACTCCATCAATAATTCCTACAGAAAATCCAAACGGAATCAGAGTTTCCTCTTTAAGTTATAATAGTTCTTCTCAAGAAGTAACAGCAACATTAAAGACAGAATATAGTGATTCTTTCCCACTTTCAATTAACGACAAAATATTAGTTGAAGGTGTTAGTGTTGGTGTTGGATCTACAGGAAAGGGATATAATTCATCTGCATATGAATATGCATTATTTACAGTTACAGATTTAGATCCTAATTTAGGTGGTGGAGTTGGAGTCGTAACTTACAGCATGTCTGGTTATGTTGGAGATGGAGAGTATCCTGGTAATTTTGACTCCGATACTTCTGCTGCTACTTTAGTACCAGAGAAATATTTTCCACAATTTAGTCCAGTTTTAAAATCAAATGAGTTCTTAAAATCAAATGAAGTAACGGATGGAGATTCTGTTGGCATTGTTTTTGATTGGAATAAAAATAGCAAACTACTTACCGTAGAATCTGCAGATACTTTTGAAGCAGGTAAAACAATTAAATCTCCACAGACTGGTGCTAAAGGATTAATTAATGATGTAATCTCTTCAGAATCTCATTATAATCTTGACTACTTCTCTGTCATTGAAAATGGATGGGAATATTCAACTGGTTTCTTAAATGATGAACTTCAAAAAATCCACGATAATGAATATTATCAAAACTTCTCATATTCAATTAAATCTAAAGTTCCATATGAAGAGTGGAATGATGCTGTTAGTTCCCTAAACCATACGTCTGGATTTAGAAAATTTAGTGATTTACAAATTGAATCCCAACTTCCATCAATATCTGTAGACACTCTTGCATTACGCCCAATCGGTGATGTAACTAATCAGATTGACATTGTTAGTGTATACGATACAAATTGCGTTCCCAACTTTGATTTGGTTTCAGAGACATATCTTACCAATAATTCAATTGCTTTCTCCGATGAAATAATATTTAAGACTCGTATTCTCACTGATTATGCAGAGTCTGTTGGAAATAGAGTACTGACTATTGATGATATTAGTGGAGAATTTAACAATACTGCAAGATCAACTCCATATGCTGAAGTTTTCAGAAAGAGAGTTGCTGATGGTAGAGCACAAAAGTTTATCACCTATGTAAAGGATAGACTATTTGTTGGAGAAAGACAATTAATGATGGTCACAGTCCTTAATGATATTGGACGTGGCATTGCAATGATGAATCAATATGGAAGAGTGGAATCTGTTCTTGATCTTGGTTCATTTGACTACGTTATTGATGGATCTGAAGGTATTCTTAATTACTATCCAACTAAGTACACGCTTAACAACTATAACGTATCTACATTATCATACAACATAGATCAACTTGACCTTGGCACAACAACACTTGCTTCAATTGGAAGCACAACAATTGGAATATCCACAGTAAGTGGATTCCATGGTGCACTTGTAAGTATTGCATCTTCAAATATTCTTGCAAATGGTGCTTTACCACAGACAATGGTCACTCTTGCTGGTATTGGTACAACTTCATCTGGAACTAGATCAGCAAAGATTTTAGTACACGTTGAATCTAATGATGGCAGGTGTGAATATGATGAATTAAATCTTATTCATGATGGAACAGAAATTGAATTGCTTGAATATGGTCAACTAAGTGTTCACTCAACTGATGAATATTCTGCTATTGGATTAGGAACATATCATCCATACTTCTCTGGGTCTGATATAAAAATTGATTATACTCCTGCGGTCGGAATTGTAACTGCTAAATTGAATACTGTTGTTGTTGCTATCTCATCTGAAGGATACACTGGAATTGGATCCTTTGATATGTCTTATGGACAACTTATTGCTAAATCAACCAACATTGCAGCATCAGGGTCTCCATCTGCAGTTGGTGTTGCGAGTTATATTAATGATTATGATGCTGCATATTGTCTGGTTCAAGTTTCAGATACTACAAATTCAAGATATCAATTCAGTGAAATTTTAGTTCTTGATGACAATAATGAAGTATACTTAACCGAATACGGTAATGTAGAAACATTTGCTGGTTTAGGAACATTTGGTGGAATAAGAACTGGAGATATTACCGAACTCACATTTACTCCCAATAGTGGCATAAATGTTCATGTAAAAACATTAATTCATTCTCTTCGCATAGAAGAGAATCCTAGTGGTGAATCATTTGTTGATTTTAATAATGCTTCTCTTGATAGTGGATTTGAAATTTATACAGGAACTGAAGTTTCAATTAAGAGAGACTTCAATTTAACTCACAAAACCTATCCAATATTTAAGAGAGTATTTGACGGAACAGATTCTGAAATTGTCAGCATTGATGCAGATACTATTGTATTGCCAAATCACTTCTTTGTGAGTGGTGAAGAGGTTACTTATGCTCCTCAAACTGGAGTTAGTACAAACTGCATCGGTATTGCAACAACATCTATTACTGGAATTGGATTGACTGATAAATTACCATCGTCAGTATTTGTAATTAAAATAAGTGATAATAAAATTCAACTCGCAGCAACGGCAGAAAACGCTCTTAGGAGAAATCCAGTTGCTTTGGACTTTACCTCTGTTGGAATTGGAACATCACATAGTATAACCGCAAAGAATCAAAACAAGAAAGTTTTAGTTTCAATTGATAATGCAATTCAGTCACCTATTGTCGGAACTTCTGTAACAACAACTTTAACAAAGGAACTTTTAGTTTCAGAAGATACAGCATACTTTGCTGGAATAACGTCAATATTTGGTGCAGATTATGTTCAAATTGATAATGAAATTATGAAGGTTCTTGGTGTTGGAATTGGAAGCACAAATGCGGTCAAACTGACAAGAGCATGGCTTGGGACACCTATTGCAGGACATTCCACTGGAGCAAAAGTAACTAAGATTAGAGGCAATTATAATATCATTGACAATATTATTAACTTCATTGAAGCACCTTATGGAAATAATCCAATAGGTTCTATTACAGATCCACCACAATTTAGAGATTGGATAGGTATCACTACCTCATCAAGTTTTAATGGAAGAGTATTCACTCGTTCTGGTGTGGAAGGAGATACTAATGAAACCTATACAAGAAACTATATCTATGATGATATTTCGCAAAACTTTACTGGTCAAGAAAAGAACTTTAGATTAACCTCAGACAAATCTAATGTAATTGGAGTTTCTACAAATAATGCAATTGTATTGATTAATGGAGTATTCCAAGGTCCAGGTTTGAATTATGATTATACGATGAGTGAGGCAAGTGGAATTACAACTATTACATTTACTGGAACTGCAAGTTCCGTTTCATATGATCCGAACAACGCAAATATTCCAGTTGGTGGTGTAATTGTTTCTGTTGGTTCAACAGAAGGATTTGGATATCAACCTCTGATTGGTGCTGGAGGAACAGCAGTTGTTTCTGCTGCAGGAACTATATCATCGGTCAGCATTGGAAACAGTGGATCTGGATATAGAGTTGGTGTTCAAACTGTTCGTGTTGGTGTTGCACTTTCATCAACAGAAACTCCAAATATTGAATTCATTGGAACTGCAGTTGTAAGTAATGGTCACATTGTTAGTATTGCAGTTACAAATCCAGGTGTTGGATATACTTCAACAAATCCACCTTATGTTGTAATTGATGCGCCACTTTCGTACACAAATATACCATTAGAATATAGTTCTGATTCTGCTTCTGGAGCTGGTGCACAAGCAAAAATTAATATTGTTGTTGGTCAAGGTTCAAGCATAATTGACTTTGAAATTGTAAATACTGGTTATGGATATGGTGCTGGTCAAATATTAACCATTCCAACTGGAGGATTGACAGGAATTCCAACAACATCAAGTCCAAACTTTAGAGAATTCCAAGTTACAATTCAAGATGTAGATAATGACGAATTCTCTGCTTGGTCTGTTGGACAACTTCAAGTTCTGGATGATTTTTCAAATCTTTTCAACGGAACAAGAAAATCATTCCCAATCAGTTTGAACGGAAATAGACTGTCTATTCAGGCAAAACCAGGATCAAGTATTTCAATTCAAGATACACTTTTAATATTCATAAATGATATTTTACAGGTTGCTGAAGAATCATATATCTTTAATGGTGGAAGCAGCATAACCTTTAAGGAAGCACCAAAGTCAGGAGATACTCTGAAATTTATCTTCTATAAAGGAACTGGTGGATCTGACGTTATTGATAGAGAAATTATTGATACTGTAAAATCTGGTGATGATTTAACTATCGGATTTGATAAGGGATTGGGACAGAATATGTTCCAACAACAAACGACAAGAACAGTTAGTGAAGTAACTTCATCTAATTCTGTTGACACTAACGTTTATTATGGTCCTGGATTGTCTGAAGATAATGAACTTTACAGACCAGTTACTTGGTGCAGACAAACTGAAGATAGAGTAATTGATGGTCAAACCGTTAGTAAGACTCGTGAACTTTATGAACCTTCTATTTTCCCAACAGCATACTTGATTAATTCCGTTGGAGTTGGTTCTACCGTAGTATTTGTTGATAATATCAGACCATTCTTCAACCAGACCAATGAAAATATTGTTTCTGTTGACTTCCAAAAGGAAATTGTTATTGTAAACTATGGCGAAAAAGTTTCTGCTGCTGCTACTGCAATAGTTTCTGCTGCAGGAACTATATCATCTATCATAATATCAACTGGTGGAGTTGGATACTCAACAACCCCAGAGGTTAATATTCAAAATCCAGTTGGTCTTGGTTCAACAGCAAGATCTCTTGCAACTGCAACTATTTCTGCTGGAGGAACAGTTTCTAGCGTAGCGGTGACAACTCCTGGAGTTGGATATACCATCACAAACCCACCCGTAGTTTTAATCTCACCACCAACATTTACAACAGAACAAAATACGATTGTTTCGTATGAAGGTGATTTTGGAATCATCACAGGAATTGCAACAACATCAGTTGGAGCAGCAGTGACTGGAATTATATTTGATTTAGTTATACCAGAGTATTCTTCATTGAGAAATGCTGATGTAACTGCATACACTTCAAGAAGTGGGATTAACACTGGATATTACTTTACAGTATTCAATTCAAACGTTGGTAATGGCGTAACATCAATAGATGAAAATAATAGTGTTGTTGGTGTAGGAACTTCATTCCTGGATAATGTTTATAAAGTTACAAGTGTTGGAATAGCAACAACTGGTGCAATTGGACTTGGAGTTACAACAGTGACTAGAGTTACGGTCAGTGTTTCTAATTACAATGGATTAACTATTCCTGGACTAGGTTATAGTGATTTCTATGGTGAATATAGTTGGGGAAGAGTTCTATTGACAGATAGAAATAAACTTCAATCGTATGAAGCATTTACCACAAATGGTGTTGTTGGAATTAAGACTGGTCCAATTATTAAGAGAAACAAATCTCTGAAATATCAAAATTACAGTTCATAAATAAATAAAAAACCCCAAAATGGCTGCTATTATAACTGATCAGATTAGGATATTGAATGCAAAGAATTTTGTTGGAGCGATTTCAACTTCAACAAATTCTTATTATGCTTTTGTGGGACTACCAAATCCCAACAATATTCAATCAGATTGGAATACAACTCCACCAAGTCCTGTTGACAATTTCAACTCTGAAAATGACTATTGGGACACTATAATAGCTCTGAAAAAATTGACATCTAGTGATGTTAAGCAAGTTGTACGTAAAAATTCCTGGTCTTCAGGAACTACGTATGATTATTATCGTCACGATTACAGCGTTACTAATGTTCCCAAAAATTCAAGCGGGACATCATTATATTCTGCAAATTATTTCGTAGTTAATAGTGATTATAGAGTTTATATTTGCCTTCAAAATGGAACAACACCAGAAACACCTGATGGAAAACCATCTTTAGATGAACCAACATTTACAGATTTAGAGCCAAGAGTTGCTGGAACAAGTGGGGATGGATATATCTGGAAATACCTTTATACTATTAAACCATCAGAATTAATTAAGTTTGACTCAACAGAATTTATGCCAGTTCCTTCAGACTGGAAAACAAGTTCTGATAATGCATCTGTTAGAGACAATGCTATAGATGGTAGTATAAAAGTTGTCGTAATTCAAAACAGGGGAGTTGGAGTTGGAACTGCAAATAGAACCTATACGAGAGTTCCAATTAAGGGTGACGGTAGTGGAGCAGAGTGTACTATTGTTGTAAATAATGATCAGCAGGTTGAGAGCGTAACAGTTTCAAATCAAGGATCTGGATATACTTTTGGAAATGTTGATTTAATAGCAGGTGGAGTTCCATCACCATCAACATTCCCAGTTCTTGATGTAATAATTTCACCTCAAGGTGGTCACGGATCTGACATCTACAAAGAACTTGGTGCAACAAATGTTTTGATGTATGCAAGAATTGAAAATGATGTAGAGAATCCAGATTTTATTACCGGCAATGAAATTGCTAGAATTGGAATTGTTGAAAATCCCCTTGCATATGGGTCAAGTCAAATCTTGACTCAAGATAAGGCAAGTGCATCATATGCAGTACGTTTAACAGGTGCTGGATATAGTTCAGCAACATTTACTCCAGATGCATTCGTAACTCAAACTGTTGGAACTGGAGTTACTGCTGTAGGTAGAGTTATAAGTTATGACCAAGTTACTGGAGTTTTAAAATATTGGCAGGAAAGAACTTTTGCAGGATTTACCACGGTTGGCGTTGCTCAAACTTCACCAGCATATGGTTATGAACTGACAAGATTTACAACATCACCTTCATCTGGAGGAAATCTTACTATTGTTGGTGGAAGTACTAACTTATCAATTAGTACATCATTTAGTGGTATATCAACCACAATAAATAATAGGACATATTATCTTGGTCAAACTTTTACGAATGGTTTGTCTAATCCAGAAGTTAAAAAGTACTCTGGAAACATCATTTACATTGACAACAGACCATCAATTACCAGATCTTCAAACCAAAAAGAAGATATCAAAGTTATATTGCAGTTCTAACTAACTATGGCTCAGCAAACTAATCTCAATGTTTCACCATATTTTGACGATTTTGATGAAAATGATAATTACTATAGAATTCTATTCAAGCCAGGTTATCCAGTCCAAGCAAGAGAATTAACTGGTTTACAGTCAATTCTGCAAAACCAAATTGACAAATTTGGTCAACATTTTTTTAAAGAAGGTGCAAAAGTAATACCAGGAAATACTGCATATAGTCAGAGTTACTATGCAGTAGAACTGAATAATACTCACCTTGGAGTTCCAGTTGAGTATTATATTGAACAATTATTGAAAAGAAAAATCATTGGACTAACGTCTGGTGTAACTGCAATTATTGATAAAGTTTTGATGTCTGGAGATTCTGAAAGAGGGAATCTTACAATTTACGTTTCATATATTTCTTCCGGTGTTCAAAATCCAGATGTAAAACAGTTTTTGGATGGAGAACTTTTAGCAGCAGATACTGACATTGTTACTGGACCATTAAACAATACATTTATCCCATCTGGAGAGTCATTTGCATCTGCTATTTCTACAAATGCAACCTCAACAGCGTCATCTTTCTCTGTTTCCAATGGCGTATACTTTGTAAGGGGAACTTTTGTAACAGTTCAGGACGAAACTATTCTTTTAGAACAATATTCAAACACTCCAACAGGTAGAATCGGATTCAGAATTCAAGAGGAAATTATTAATTCCGATGAAGATGAAACCTTAACGGATAATTCAAAAGGTTTTAATAACTATGCTGCTCCAGGAGCAGATCGTCTTAAAATTACATGCTCTCTCTTCTTTAAGGCAATTGATGATTTTAATGATTCAAACTTTGTAGAATTAGCAACGGTAAATAATGGAACTTTACGTTCACAAGTAAAGAATACGCAATACAGTTTAATTGCAGATGAACTTGCACGCAGAACACATGCAGAATCTGGTGATTATACAGTTACTCCATTTGATATTACAGTAAAAGAGTCTTTAAATGATGGAATATCAAATAATGGAGTATTTGAAGATGGTCAGTTTACTTATTCTGGAACTTTAGCGAGTGAAGATTTAGCACTTTATCAAATTTCTCCAGGAAAAGCATTTGTAAAAGGATATGAAGTAGAAACAATCAGTACTTCATACATTGATGCACCAAAAACAAGAACTACAAAGACTTTAGAGAGTCAAGGTATTAATTATAACACAGGAACTACTTTAAAATTAAATCGTGTATTTGGAAATCCTGTTGTTGGAGTAGGAAATACTTATGTTTTGAGTTTAAGAGATAATAGAGTTGGTGTAAACAGTATTACTTCTTCAGGAAAAGAAGTTGGACTCGCTAGAGTTTATGATTTTGCTTTAGAGTCTGGTTCATATTCATCATTAAATCCAAATACAAATGAGTGGGACATTTCTTTATATGATGTTCAATTTTTCTCTCACATTACTCTTAACGAACCAATTACTCTGCCGACACCATCTTACATAAAAGGCAAATACAGTGGTGCCACTGCATTTTTAAGAAGCTCTGTTTCTGCGGGAACCGCTTTAACAGTTTATGAAAAGTCTGGTGAGTTTGTAACGAATGAACCATTTATTATTAATGGTGTTGAAAACACTAGAATTGCAATCGCAGTCACCTCATATGGCATATCAAATGTAAAATCGGTCTATGGGGGTCCTGATTTAGGTGCTGTTGGTTTTGCAAATACTTTTTCAGCAGATACAGTACAGGCAGATTATATCAACGTAGGTATAGCAACAATTACTGCATATGCTGCAGCAACAGGTAATAGTACAGTTGTCAGTTCAAATCCACTTTTCCCAGGAACATTAGTCAAGAAAGATGATTTAGTCAAGTTTAGTGGATTAAATCTTCCAGAACCAACTTATGCAAAGGTTGTTAGTGTAGCATCAACTTCAATCGTAATTTCTGGAGTTACTACTGTTACTGGAGTAGCACAAGGAGCACTTCCAGTATCATCTACATTATCAGTTACTGATTTTAAAATTTTATCAACTCCATTAAATGACTCTAGAGACAACACTCTCTATACACCAATGCCGAAGAGGCATATTTCAAACGTTGACTTAACCAATGCAACATTAACAATCAGAAAATCATATACTGTTAATATTTCAGGAAATCAACTTTCAACTCCACTGTCAGCAGGAACAAACGAGACATTCTTACCATTTGATGAGGAAAGATATTCATTAATTAGATCAAATGGTGTCACGGAAGTTTTGACTTCTGATAGATTCTCATTCTCAAATGGATCTACAGTATTACAGATTAATAATTTGAGCAGTAATGATACTGGAGCGACTTTGGTTGCTACTTTGAAGAAGATAAAACCAAAAGCAAAAGTCAAGAGACAAAATAGAGTAAAAGCAATTGTTGTAGATAAATCAAAACTTGTTGGATCTGGAGTTGGCGCAACAACACTGAATGATGGACTCTCATATGGCAATTTCCCATATGGAACAAGAGTTCAGGACGAGAATATTTGTTTGAATTCTCCTGATATAATCAGAATTCTTGGAATTTTTGAGTCAACTAATACATCAAATCCATCAGCACCAAAAGCAACCTTATCTTCTCTTACAGGTCCTACAGGCAAAACTTCAGATTTAGTTATTGGCGAAAGAATCAAGGGATCTTCATCTGGCGCAATTGCAGTTTTAGCAGAAAAATTATCAGATTCTCAAATATCTTACACACTAAAGAATCAAATCTCATTTAAAGAAGGAGAAACACTTCTTTTTGATGAATCTAAAGTTCAAGCGGTCTTAACAACACTTGAAACTCCAAGTAGAGACGTTTCTTCCAATTATACTTTTAATTCTGGTCAAGAAGGAACTTTCTATGATCATGGATTTATTACTAGAAAGAGTAACGTAAAAGAACCAGCAAAACGTCTGAAGATTTATTTCACAAGTGCATATTATGAATCAACTGATGATGGTGATATTACGACTAAAAATTCATATGATACTTTTGACTATAAGAATGATATTCGTGAAATTAATGGATTTAGAACTACTGATCTAATTGATATTAGACCAAGAGTTTCTAATTACACTGTTGTTGAGGGATTAAGATCTCCTTTAGAATTTTTGGGAAGAAGTTTTGATGGAACTGGAAATTCTGCAGCGAATATCCTTGCTTCGGATGAATCAATTGTAACTGACTTTTCTTTCTATGTCGGTAGAATTGACAGAATTTATCTGACAAAAGATGGAAGATTTGAGATTCAATATGGAGAAGCATCAGAGAAACTGGAGAAACCAATTCCAATTGATGATGCTTTAGAAATTGGATCTGTTGTATTGCCACCATACCTCTATAGCGTATCAACGGCTTCTATCTCTTTCCTCAATCATAAGAGATATAGAATGTCTGATATCAGAAAACTTGAGGAAAGAATTAAAAATCTTGAATACTACACAACATTATCGCTGTTAGAAACAAACACTGCAAACCTCTTTATTCCTGATTCTAACGGACTTAATAAGTTTAAGTCTGGATTCTTCGTTGACAACTTTACCACAATTCTACCACAAGAATCTGGTGTTGAAGTTAAGAATAGTATTGATATTCCAAATAAAGAATTGAGACCCAGACATTATACTAATTCTATTGATCTTCAATTGGGTCCTGTTGAAAATGTAAGCACCACAGAAGATCTTGCGTTCTTACAACCAGAAGGAACAGGAATTAAGAGATCTAGTGATATTGTAACATTAAACTATACAGAAGTTGAGTGGTTAAAGCAATCTTTTGCCACCAGAACAGAAAGTATCACACCATTCCTTGTAAGTTTCTGGCAAGCAACATTAGAATTGACACCAGCTTCTGATACTTGGGTAGATACTGCAAGAATCGAAGCGAAAATTATTAATACTGAAGGCAATTACACCGAAACTATCGCTAATGCTCAGAGAACTATTGGATTAGATCCTCAAACAGGATTAAGTCCAATTCTTTGGAATGCTTGGGAAACCGTTTGGACTGGACAAGAAATTATTGATACATCCAGAAGAAGAGATGTTCGTGATCCTCGTGGAAATGAAGATAGACAAGGACCAGGAGGTAGGGGGCGTGTTCGCTCTTGGTCAGAAACTGTATTTGATAGGGTATTTGAAGACACTTTTAGAGAAGTTATTGACACTGGAACGTCAACAAGAACGGGAACTAGAACTGTCATTACAGAACAATTTGATATGCAGTCTGTTGGCGACAGAGTTGTCAACAGAGAAGTAATTGCATTTATGCGTTCCAGAAACGTTCAGTTTATCTCTAAGAGACTGAAACCACTTTCTCAAATCTATGCATTCTTTGATGGCGTAAATGTTACTAAGTACTGTGTTCCTAAACTTCTTGAAATTTCAATGGTCTCTGGAACTTTCCAGGTTGGAGAAACTGTTGTAGGAACGACTAGAGACACTGGTCTCCAACC